GGTCAAGAACAGGCGGCAAAGTATGATGCGGTAAATCCTGATATGGACGATGAAATTCCATTTTAAAATATGGCTGACTATGAACAACCTTATTGGAGTGAGTACGCCCAACGAATTATCGACGGTTTAAACCTCAAGCAAACCGCAAAAGGCGAATGGCATGGGTGTTGTCCTAACTGTGGAGGAACAGACAGATTTTGGATTACCAACCACCAAGGCATAATCAAGACCCATTGCCGCCAATGTGGGGATTTTAAAGCAATCCAAAGCGAACTCGCCAAACGTGGTCTGTGGTGCTCACTCGATCCAATCAAGGACAACGTTTTAACATTCCAACCTAAAGAAGAATTTAACGTGGAAGATACTAGGCCATATCACGAGAAAAAAGGCGTTGATCTCTTAGGCGCTCAACTTGTTGGTAACAACGTAGTCATTCCACTGTTTAACATACACAGACAACGTGTGGGTGAACAAACAATCTCACCAGATGGAAAGAAACTATTTAGCACTGGCCTAGATAAGTCGGAAGGTGTTTTCGGTGTATGCGGTAAGCTTACCAAAGGACGCACTTACGTAGCGGAAGGATGGGCAACTTCAGCATCGATAGCCATGACAGGATGTGCGTGTATATTTGGGTTAGACTCTGGAAACCTACCGCTACTATGCAGCAAGCTACAAACGGCGTTTCCTCAGTTTGAACTCATTGTAGCGGCTGATAACGATGAAAAAGGTATCCAAGCGGCAAAGAAAACCAAGCTACCCTATGTCGTGCCACCTAAAAAAGGCCAAGATTTTAACGATCTTCACCAAGAATTAGGCATAGAGGCAGTCTACAAAAGCCTCACCTCAGTTAAAAAACCAGACACACTGTTCACGATGGTGAGCGATCTACGCATGACCGCAACCAAGTGGATGATCAAAGACGTAATAGAAGATAACTCACTCACCATGATCTTTGGTGCAGCAGGGTCAGGCAAAACTTTTGTTGCCCTTGATATGGCGCTGTGTATCGCCACAGGCAAACCATACCATGAACTTGAGGTGCAAAAAGGTAGCGTTGCCTATATCGCAGGGGAAGGGCATGCAGGGTTCGCTAAACGTGTCGCAGCTTGGTGCAAGAACTTCAAACAAGACCTAACAGGCGTACCATTCGCCAAAAGCAATCGTAGTGTAATCCTGAACGATCCAGACAGTGAACTACACCTATGCAACGAGCTAGACGCCCTCCAAGAGCAAATAGGCAAGCTCAACCTCATTGTACTCGACACACTCAGTAGAACACTTGAGGGCGAGGAAAATAACCAAAATATGATGGCTTATGTCCAAGTCTGTGACAGGCTCAAGGACCGCTATCAAGCCACTGTGATGATCGTTCACCATATAGGCCACCAGAATAAAGATAGAGGGCGTGGTGGGTACGCTTTGCATGGCTCGTTGGACTCTGAATATCGGGTGGAACAATGGGGTGATTTCAAAATATTACTCACACCCACCAAGATGAAAGATGAAGAGAAAAGCGAACCACTGGCGTTTATGAAGTTGTCTATGTCTTTGGTTGATGCTGATGGTCAGGACACAAGTTCACTCGTGCTTGAAATGACACCAGATAAGCCATTGGATAAAAAATCACCAGACTACGGTGAACAGGTGGTCAAAGAGCAATTCGATAGAATGAATGATTTCGGCGAGGTAAGCAGATCTGACCTCAAGGAAGCGGTTGCATTGGAGCTAGAATGTTCTCAAAGAACAGCAAATAGACACATAAAACGAATGATCGATCAGGGTGTTCTAAAGCTCGAAAAAGGGGTTATTTTGGAGGCATTTGGGTGATGGGTGAATATCCGTTCGAAATTGGGCTAGGACACGCTCAGGACACGAGAATTTTAAAGCTAAAGTGGCTGTGTCCTGATGTCCCAGACGGTGTCCTGAAAAAAGTCAATAAAAACAATATACTTAGCATGCTCGGGGACACGGCTAGGACACGGCTAGGACAAGGTGAGGTTATTTTGGGACATCTCAGGACAACAGGACAGTATTTATATACTGTCATGTCCTGTCCCGAAACCTTGACCCGAAAATCGTCTGATTTTGCTGAATTAAAAGAAAAGGATTTTTTGGCTACGGTGAATGAAATTCAATGTCTTGGAATGTTGGAGGGAATTGCCAATCGGAGAAAGATTTTAAACGCACCTAATCTGACGAAATATAAGGCATGGCAAATAGAAATGATTAAACGGAGAAAATGGGAATTAGAAAATGAGTGATGAAGCAATTCAGGTTTTGGAGAACTGCAAAGATATATTAATACAACGTGGTGGAGAACACGGACACGCTGATGAATTGTTCAAACGGTTGGCAGTCAGATGGACTATGCAACGTGGCGAGAGAATAACAGCAAGTCAGGTAGCGATGTATATGGTGGAGTTCAAACTAGGTAGAAACGATCTGAACTGGCGTGAAGACAATATCCTGGATGCGATCAATTATTTAGCATTAGCATTAAGTTTGAGGGCAGAGAATGTCGAAAAGCAAGAAACCGATCCACACGCCTAGTGATTTTGGCACACGAGAGCGTTTGCAGCATACTTCAGGTATCGCTTACGAAAATACAGATAAGCGTCTAGGAAGCCCTAAACGGATGCGTGTGACGGTCCAGACACCGCTAGATAGGTATTACTCTCGTGAACAGATCAATAGACGCCAGTTTGAGGCCGGAATGAAGTTGTATGCATTGTGGCGTAGGGCAGGGAGAGCACAAAAGCTTACAGCGAGTTATGATGCAAATATAGTGGATGGGACACGCGGGAACGATGATCAAGGGCATGATGCGTTTTCTGATTATCTTGCTGCACTTAGGACAATCGGTAAAGATCTATCAGACGTCGCACAATGGGTGGTTGTCGAGGGAGCTAGTGCTAACGAATGGGCAAAAGAACAAGGCCACGATCCTAAAGGGGGTATAGTGGCCTTGCGTTTATGCTTAGATGCACTTGGTGATGTGTTCGGGATGCCTAGAGGTTAAGGCAGAAAGATTTTTTACTATGGTTTTACTTATAAATATCAATCGATATATAACTATCGTCGTTAAAGCTTAAACTATGTTGTTTATAGCCCACAGTTTCAAATATCGGGTGTCCATGCTCATTTTTCATAACACGTCCATTCTTATGCTTTTTGGGCTGTCTGTCTGGTTCGCTTATCTCAACGTGAAGATAGGTTTCGCAATCATCTAGATCTATTGCGCCGTCAAAGGTTACATTGAGTCTATCCTCAATTGCTTGCATTAAATCGTGGTAAGTGAATTTTATTTCCATAGTTTACCAACTCCCATCAATTAACTGTTCTAATTGTCTTTCCAATTCGATGCGAACATCTGAAAAAGAAAACATATTTTTTGCAAATTGTTCATTTAATTTATGTTGCATTGGCCCATTGGTATTTGCATGTTCTTCCACAATATACCTACATGCACAATCCAAGACAGATAAGGCTGTTTGCACTTGTTCTATTGTTAGATTAGTCATAGTTTATTTTCCTTTTCTTTTTGTAAAATAGTCACTTCAGTTTTTAACGCTGCAACTTGAAACGTTAATCTTTCAATTCTTGTTGCCGCGTCCATTATATCGCGTGATAGCTTTGGTAATTCTTGCTCAAGGTCTGAGGTAAAGTCAGTCAGTCTGTTGATGCTTACTTGCATTGTCTTGATCTCTCATGAGCAATGCGTCCTAGCTTATTGGCTAATTTATCCAGGTCACTAGCCAGGATGCGCTCATTATCAGCTAAGACGCTATACAAGATCTTGCACACCATCGAACTTGGTAAAGCTCTTGCTGCACGTTCTAACAAGATTATGGGTGCAGTGTATGGTCTTGGTTTAAGCTCTATAGGTTTACGAAAGTGGATCATTATATCACCTAAGTTAGAATTGAGATTGCAACAAAGAACGTTGCAAAGATTAAGATTGCGCCCACCCAATCAGTGAGCGCTGTTTGTTTGATTATGGTCATGAGTTCAGAGAGAGGCATTTAAGCGGCCTTAAAAATCTAAACAGGCATCACCGTAAAGGACAATGCTTGTGTCTTTGGTTACGCCGCAAGCGGTGGCAAACGCTAATAATTCTTGATCACTAGCGCATTCACCATCGTAATTGATCCACTCGCCGCGCCAATCTAAATAGATATGATTATCGTGAGTTTGACCTGTAAACATATCAGGCGTTTGGCTGTCTTTATCTTTTAGCTCAACAGAGAAAAGACAGTCTTCAGTAAGTACGTTGTAAAACTCAGCGTGGTCATCAAGTTTGAATAATTTAGCGTCAGTATAGCCGCCTCTAACGTCAGCGCCGCCGTGAACTTGAATAAGCATATAATTGTCACCATCAAGCTCAAGCTCTTGACCTTGTAGCGTTTGACTATGATTAGCAGACCAGTTGTAAGTATTAAAACCATCGCCTTTAGCCGCAAAGCCTTGACGGTCAAGCCATTCTTGTCCGTTTACTGAAACGCCGTAATAATCGCCGTGCCAATCATCAACAGACATTGCATTAAATTCATTACACAATTTGCTTATCTCTAAAGCGCCGCCTGTTAATAGGTGGAACACGTCAACGCATGGCATCATATCTACAATAGTTTCACCGTTCCAATCGCGTAAAGTTATTTCAACATATGCACTTGGTTGGCTCTTTAACTTTTCAACTGTCATTCCTTGGTTGCGTTGCCATGCTCTACCATTAGCGCCGCCGCTATCAAGCATATGGGTACCAGTATTTTCTGTGAGCATTTTCGCTACTAAGTTTTCTATATTAGCCATAAGTTTCTCCACACTTAATTTATTCAGATGTGAATAATATAATAGTAATAGAATATAAAAGTCAACATACTAATTGAATATTTTATTCATTTAACTATAAATAAAGAGAATAAAAAATAAATTGTTAGGAAAAACAGTTGGTTAATGAAATTAAGAATAGTTCTGGACGTCCAAAAGGTAGCGGAACAGGTCAACAAATAACCGCAAGATTGCGAAAAGAAATATATTCCGCGCTACATATTACAGAAAAACGCGGTAAACCTGTTGATATACTCATTGCTGATCAGTTAGAAAAGGACGCAAGTGGCACAATATCCAAGTTATCAAAGCTTTTACCGCAAGATGTAAACGTTACTGGCGCGGGTTCTGAGTTCGCTCTAGCCTTGCAAGATGTAGCCTCTCGGATAACTGAGGCCAACCGCATTTTAGATGCTAAAGAAATACATTTACCTGAGCAGGGTAAAGGCCTTGATGTACAAGATGCTGATATTATTATAGAAAATGATTTTGTGTCGGAACCAGACGAAGAAAATGTAACAAAACCTAAGAAAAAAGCAGGCAGGCCACCGAAATTCTTATCAAAATTGCGTTGACCCCCCCCTGCAAAAAAATCACGGGGGCGTGTATATATGTATATACCCCCACACATACCCGACTAATATATTCACAAAGGCATATTGACAGAAGCCTTCATAACTGCTAGATGAATATACAATGGGTTATTACCCATCAAGTCATAGATACCCTTCGTGTTTGTACCTCTCTTATTTTGACGAATTCTTGGTACTGCTCGTTGCCCCTGTGAGACAGATCCACACCTGTTTTGCAGGGGTTTCGCTTTATCCCCCCCCCCTGGGGTGGTGATTTCAATGTAAAGTACCGTATGCACCAAAAAAATTCTGCTAAATCCACTGCCGACATTTTGCTTCAGCTTCATGGCGATCCTGTGCTCTTTGTGCAGTCTTGTCTTGGTGCGGAACCGCAAGAATGGCAGAAGCAAGCCTTAAACGCTGTCAGGGATGATCCTCGCGTTGCTGTGAAGTCCTCACACGGCGTTGGCAAGTCTGCTTTGCTGAGTTGGGTTATATTGTGGTATATGATCACACGTTCT